ATGCGCATCCTACCAGCGGTCGAGGAAGAAATCCGCCGCGTTGTACGCGACGCGCGCGCCAGAGACCCGCTCATCAGCGTGGCTGGCTTGGAGGCCGCTCTCGAAAAGCATTTCAACCGCGGCTTCTCCCATCAGTACGTCTCAAAGATCGCCGACAAGGTTGCACGCGAGGGCCTCGTCGAACTCGACCGCACCAAGATTGAACACCGGATGCAGTTCACCCGCGAAAACTACCGCATGATGCGCGAGGAGCTGTTCAAGATTGTTTATTGGAAAGACGGCGATGGTGGCTCGCGCCCGCGCGCGCAAGATCGCGTCGAAGCTGCATCGCGCACCGTCATGCTCGACCTCGCACTCCTCAAAGCCGAAATTGAAACCGGCATGTACAAGAAACCTATCGAGCTGCTCGCCCGCAACATCCGCTACGAGCCACTGCCGCCTGAAATCCGCGCCGTAGTGCTGCGGAGCTGGGCGAACTTTGGGATGCTGCCGGCGGCCACCATTGAGAAAATGGTGCCTGAAAAAGCTGTATGAGCGCAAACAACAAGTACACTCGCCGAGAGCTATTCTTGATATGCGAAACGATGGTCCGCGCAGCCAAGGGCATTCGTGGTTTAAGTATGCAAGCGGCAGCAATGTTTTTGAGCCGCCAAATGCCACACTCGGCCGGTTCAATTTATACGACCTACATGAAGGTCAAACAAGAGGAGTATGCAAACACTAGAGGCTCTACAACTTGAGAGCCTTGCCGACGACGTAGAGCTACGCCGCGCTGCTGCCAAGACGCTCAAAGGCTTTTGCGCTACCTACCTTGCGCACCATTTCCCGCAGACGCCGTCCGACTTCTTCGACGAGATGGCGTGCTCGCTTCAAGACCACAACACCAAGCGCCTTGAGATCATCGGCTTTCGCGGCTGCGCCAAATCAACGATGGCGTCGCTCGCGCTCATCCTGTGGGCGGCACTTGAGCATCCCAACAAGTATCCCTTCATCATCATGCTCGCCGATACGCGCGGGCAAGCGAGCATCAATGCCGCCAGCGTGCAGCATGAGCTGCGCAATAACGAACTGATCCTCAAGGACTACGGCCACCTCAAATACAAAAGCATCAACGATCCGCGGCCAGAGCCGACGCTAGAGAGCGACGAAGACTGGCAAGCGATGAACTGTGTACTCGACAACGGCGTGCGCATTCTCTCGCGCTCCCGCGGTCAGAAGATACGCGGCATCAAGCACCGGCAGCACCGCCCGTCCCTCATCGTCGCGGACGACGTGGAGGACTTGGATTGGGTCCGCACGCAGGAGAACCGCGACAAGTCAGATCGGTGGTTTCGCGGCAACGTGTTGCCTTCGATCGACGAGCAGCACGGCCGCGCCGTCCTTATCGGCAACTGGCTGCACACCGACGGCCTGATGGCACGTTTGAAGAACACCGGCATCTTCACGGTGCTGGAATTTCCACTTTTACGCGAAGATGTGGGAAAAAATGAAACAGAAATAGAACGCTGCACGTGGAAGGCCAAGTACCCCACCCAAGAAGCGATCGACCTCAAGCGCCAAGAGCTCGGCGACATCGGCTTCCGCCGCGAGATGCTGCTCCAAGTCGTGCCCGAGGAAGGGCAAGACGTACTTCCCGAGGACATCCACTACTACGACGAGCCACCATTCGACGACGGCAACCACCTGGCGCACGGCGTGGACTTGGCGATCAGCACCAAGGAAAGCGCCGACTACACGGCGATCGTGAGCGGGGAAGTCGCGTGGGAGGGCGGCAAGACGCAGCTCTACATTCAGCCCAATCCGATCATCAGGCACATGACGTTCGCGCAGACGATGGACGCGCTCGATAACGTGCGTCGATCAACGAGCATGAGCTGCGAGTTCTTCGTTGAGGCAGTCGCGTATCAGCAGGCGGCCATTGAGGAGATGGAGCGCCGGGCATTCAGCGTTCAGGCGATGCATCCGATCAAGGACAAGCGCGCGCGCCTTCGCGTGGCAGCGCGATACATCAAACTTGGCGTGGTGAAGTTTCCGCGGACGGGATGTGAGCAACTTATGACGCAGCTACTCGGCTTTGGCGCGGAAAAGCACGACGACGCGGTGGACGCGCTGGTCTACCTCATCCTTGGTGTCATTGGCGATGGGATTGAGGAGCAGAAGGTACATTATGTCTAAATCAGTTCAATCGTCGTCCCTCAATTCCCATGTTCTTTTCACCCATTTGAACATGTCGCGCCTTTCTGTCGCTGGACCGTAGCCGGACCAATCCTTGTCGTCCGCTTCAATAACCATGCAGTTGACGCCGGGGACTAGCTCTCCGATACGATCGCGAAGGTAACTTGTTGTTGTGTCGGCACCAGTAGTAACAAGCCAAAAGTTAGGTATCCAATTCCACCAAGACCCGTGTTCCTTAAAGACATTCCGCAGCGCCTGCTTTTGCTCTGCTGTTACGTCATCAATCCCAATCACAAATCTCCTAGCCATTATTCGTCATCCGCTTTCCGGGTTTCCCGGCGCGCATGCGCTACGAGCCTTTGCTCATTTGGAGGAGGTAACTCCGATAAGGTACTCTTGGACTCGGCCGTTCCTTCGCCGATCAATTTCGGCTCGTTCGCTGGAAACAGGCCAGAATGAGCATCGCCCACGTATCCTCTTTCAATTGCCATTTTTTGAAGATAAAACTTTTCAGACCGTAGCGCGTCAGGTGCAGTACGCGCAAAATATGCGTATGCACAGAGAAAAGCTATAAAGTCTAACCCTAGCAAGGTCGCAAAGAAAATCGGTACCCAGTCAGGCGCTCTTCCATACAAAGAGCCAACCATCGCGGATGCTAAAAGTCCGCCCATAATAACGAGCGTAGTAACGACAGAGGAGCGAGAGCCTCGCTCCAGCACATTTGCAGTCAAATGCTGCCAAAATTCAAAGGCCATCAGGCCTCTCTGTTCTGACCGATTGGTCCACGAATATCCCCAGCGATCAAAGATTATATTGCTTACGTGATACGCTTAACGCAAGCGTATGCCCAAATATTTTCGTCGGCTTGTAGACTACGCCTCCCAAAAAGACACCACACCTGTCAACCGCTTTGAGGGCTTTACATCAAGCGGCGCAGTGGTGCTACGCGACCGTCGCGGTACACGCCGAGCCGAAATTCCTACTGCGGATGAAAAGTCGTTTGAAGGCAGCGATGCGCTCGCGATCTACAAACCATCCGGCGCCAAGCATGTCGATCCCGCCAAGGCGATGGGCAATTTCACCGGCTGGACGTTTGCGGCAGTCAACGCAATCGCGCGCGAAGCGTCAAACATTCAATTTCGCCTGTATCAGGTCAACGGCGACGACCACGTCGAACAGGACGACCACTCGCTTCTGACGCTCCTCGATGGCGTCAACGAGCACATGACAGGGCCGGAGCTAAAGTACACGACGCTCGCGCACCTTGAGCTCACCGGCAATTCGTACTGGCTACTTGATGCCGTCAAAAGCGATACGGATCAGCCGCGCGCGATCTATCCGCTCAATCCCGGCCGCGTGCGCGTGAAGCTCGATAAGAGTAGCTTCCCTTACAAACTCAGCCACTACGAATTCACGATCGACGCGAAGGTATATCGCTTCGAGCCGTATCAAATCCTGCACATGAAATATCCCGATCCGAACGATCCGTTCGTAGGAGTCGGCTTCGTGCAATCAATTCCGACGTGGATTGATACGGACAACTACGCCTGGGAGCACAATCGAAAATACTTTCTCAACGGTGCGGCGTTCGGCATGTACATCGCGACGCAGAGCAACATCGAAGGACAGATTGACCGCATTAAGCAGGGCTTCAAAGATGCATACAGCGGTGTCGAGAACGCGCACAAAATCCCTGCTCTGCCCAAAGGCGTCGATATCAAAAACTCGGGCATGTCGCAGCGCGACATGGACTTCAAAAACCTCGCCGATGCCACGCGCGACCGTATCCTTGCGGCGGCCGGTGTGTCGAAGACCATCCTAGGAACGGCCGAAAGCGATACGAATCGCGCGACCGCCGAGACGGCGGACTACGTGTTCAGCAAGCGCACGATCAAGCCGAAGATGCTGCTCGTTATCTCCTACCTCAACGAGTTCTTGGTCCCTCGCTACGGAGACAACCTGTACCTGACCTTCATCGATCCGACGCCGGAGGATAAGGAATTCCGCACGCAGGAAATGCAAGCGGCGGTCGGCAACATGCCGGTGATGACGCAGAACGAGGCCCGCAAGACGTATATGGGCCTTGGACCCGTCGAGGGTGGCGACAAGCTCATGACCCCTGCGGCCATGACCCCTGCTGGCGTCACTGATAAGCCGGAAGGTGAGGAAATCGCGCCGCAGCTCGCCAAGACGGCAGATGGCTGGCGCGCCAAGCACATCCGCATTCGCACCGGAGGGAAAACCGCTAACAGCGGCGCGGCCAAGATGCGCAGCGCGCTTACTGAGGCTTTCGAGAAGCAGATCGACAAAGCGCCCGGCTTTCAGGTCAAAAGCATCAAGGACCTAACCCATTCCGAATATATGGAGCATTGGAAGCGCTTCGCAGACCGCAGCGAGGGCGCCGAGAAGGAGCTGCAAAAGATATTCCGCAGCATCAACGCCAAGCAGCGGGCGGAAGTTATCGAAAATTTGCCCAGCGCGACCGGCGTAACGAAAGATTTGGGCGAACTGTTCGACCCTAGCGAATGGATGGGCATCACCATCGACCTCGTGACACCGATCCTCACTTCGCTCGCTAAGGACGAGGCGACCGCGGCGCTGGCCATGATCGGAGCTCAGCATCAGGACATCCTCGCGGACGAAAGTATACAAAACGCCCTCGACCGCGGCATCGCCAAGATGGCACGCAGCTACAACGAGACGACACTCAGCCAGCTCAAGGATGTTATCGGAGAGAAGCTCACCCAATCGGGCGGCACCAATCTCACTGAGCTCACCAATGCTGTCGACGGCGTCTACAGCTTTGCCGATCAGCGGCGCGCCGGACTCATTGCCAAGACCGAAGCCTTTCGCTCAGCGAATTGGGCCAACAAGGAAGCGTGGCTTCAGAGCGGCGTAGTCAAAACGGTGAAGTGGTACACCGCAGAGGACGACCATGTATGCGAATTCTGCAAAATGCAGGACGGCAAAGAGATCGAGATCAACGAGAACTTCTACAATGCCGGCGACACCATCAAAGGCGCGGAAGGCGGCTTTATGACCGCCAACTACGGCGACATCGAAGCGCCGCCACTTCATCCTGATTGTCGCTGTTATATCCGCCCCGAACACATAAGCATATGAAACGCGTCCATTGGCTTTGCCGTCTGATCGGCCACAAGCGAGCCAGCTTCACAGGGCGCCCCGACTTCTTGCTCAATTGGTGTGAGCGATGTGTTTGGTACATTTATTGATGTATGGCACTCGATAGCGTCAAAAACTTCGTCCAGGTCCAAGCGTCCACCGGCTATTCGTCGTCCGCAACGGCTATCGCTCTGCAATCGGGCCAAGGATCAAAGCTCCCGAGCGCACCGTTCAATCTCATATGGTGGAATAGCACCGACTATCCCAACCCAGCGAACGATCCGAATATCGAAATCGTGCGCGTCACAAATGTAAGCGGTGACACGATCGCCATCACGCGCGCACAGGAGAGCACGACCGCAAGCAGCAAGAACACGGCTGGCAAGACGTACAGTCTGGTGCTCGGCATTACGGCCAAGATGATTAGCGACATACAGGCGTTGCTACTCGGCACTCCTGCCATCGACGAAGCGGTTTCAGGCTCAGGTACGAGCTGGACACTCGCACATACGCCAGTCAGTGGGACCTTGCGCCTCTACGGTGCAGGCCAGCGGCTTGTCGGCGGCGGCTTCGATTACACACTTTCAGGAACGGGCATCACCACTGTCAACAGCTACAACGCGGGGCAGATACGGGCGGACTATAATTACTGAACATATGCGTCCAGCATCGCCGAACTTTCTCCTCGTTGTCGCTGTCACCTTATTCACTGCGGTCTTTATTGCCGCCTGCCTCATCATCGCGGCGCAGCCTGCACACGCCGGCACGATCACACCGATCTTCGGCGGCGGTACTGGAACATCGACAGCCCCGGCGTACGGAAAGGTGCCGGTAGGCGATAGCAATGGCAACTGGGAATACTTCTCCACGTCTTCGCTCAATATCACGGGCGGCGGAGGCTCTTCGGCATCCACGACGCTTCTTGGCGACAACAACACATTCTCGGGCACGGACACTTTCGGCAGTACGATCCATGGATCAGTCAACGGTAACGCCAACACCGCCACGTCGCTCGCCGCCAACGGCACAAATTGCTCGGCAGGATTTTTCGCTCTTGGCGTTGATGCCTCGGGAAACTCAGAAGGCTGTACCTACGCCGCCGCCACGTCGTCGCCGTGGACACTCAATCAGTTTGTCTACATCAACAGCAGCGGCCAACTTGTCTCCGTTGCATCGTCGTCGCTTGATTTGCCAACCTCTGCACTCGCCTCACAGAATATCTCCCAGTTCACGAACAACAGCGGATACATCACCGGCAATCAAAGCATCACGTTGAGTGGAGTGGTCACGGGATCAGGCGCAACGGCGATCACCACCGCCTTCGGTTCACAGTCGGCCGGTGTGCTCGGCAATCCCGCCACGGGAAACACTGCCGTGCAGGCAACCTCCACGCTCTATGGAGCTGTCCAGAGCGGCAAAATACTGGCGGGGCTCGCAGGTGTGCTCGCCTACGTGTCTACTACGACGGCAGGCACAGGTCTCACGTACAATGGTGGTGCGTCTCCCAGTTTCAGCGTCAACACCTCACAGAACATCTCGACGCTCTCAAATCTCACAAGCAATGGCCTAATTAAAACGTCGAGTGGCACGGGTGCGCTTTCGATCGCGACAAACGGGACCGATTATACGCTTCTCACGGCCGTAACTTGCAGCAATCAACTATTGTCCGCAGAAACAGCCGCAGGCGTTGGCACGTGCTCTTCTATCAACAATGCGGATTGGAGTGGTACGCAGTTAAGTGAGGCAAATGGAGGAACGGGCGCAACTTCAATCGGCGCAAGCATGCTTGTCGCGAACAATGGCAGCAGCGTTCTAGTCTCGACTTCGACGCCGTCTGCCGATCACTATCTTGCAACGTCGACCACACAGGCCTCGGTGTTTCCCGAAGCATCCACCACGCAGGTATCAAGCGGTTCCAATACATTTTACGTCGATCCCAACGGCAACGTAACTGCGAAGGAGGTGTCAACCGGATTTACGGGTCTCGTCACCCCGCGTCGCGTCCTGTACTTGCCCTTCGCTACTTCCACTGGAACATGGACAGCAACATCTTCACCAGGCGTTGATTCTGCCCCAACTTTGCCGCTGCCGTTCAACGGCACCATTAAAGACGTGCGGTGCGACATCAATACCTTCCTTGGCATCAACATCAAAATAAGCGGAACGAACGTCACGCCTCCTTATTTCATCGCGTCCTCGACTATCGGGACCACCACTCTCACCGGCAACAACACGTTTACTAACGTCAGCTACCTCAACATCTATGCAGGAACTACGACAACAGCGACAGCATCCGCTGGCGTCGTTCAAGGGGGGTGTTATCTCGACATTATTCAAACGTCATGAGGTACATTCTGGCTTCGCTGCTCGCTCTCTTCGTTTTTCCAAGCGTTTCGTTCGCCGCCGTAGCTTACGACAACAGCGTCTTCAATCTGGCGCTCGTTAGCGCATCTCCATACACCTTCACCCTCACACAAGCAGGGGCAAATCTTGAGACCTTCGTTTGCCTTAACACGGCAACCGACGCCACGACGGCCGTTACCGACGCCGGAGTGTCTTTGACTAAGATTCAAGACCTCAATGAGGATGGTAGTTTTACGCAACTCTGGTACGGGCCCGGGGTGGCAGCTGGCTCCAACACAATCAGCGTTAGCTTTACGGCAGGAGATGAGATCGTTTACGGAGGCGCCGAAAGTTTTAGCGGCGCGTCGCAAGCAGCAACCCCCGACAACTCCAACACCAGTATCGCTCCAAGCGGGAACCCAAAGAACAATGTTATTACGTCCGTCGCAGATCAATCGTGGCATTCATCCTGCTTTATAAAAGATGGCAACACACTGACCGCCAACACGGGCACTACTCAGCGCGGCACGGCGGGCTCAGGAAATGGCTTCTACGACGGCGGCGCCGCTATAACCCCGCCATCGAGCAATACCGTCGGCGTCAACAACAGCAGCGGTACTACCCTCACGTGGTCAGTCGGCTTTACGGTGGCACCCTCCGGCACTGCGCCAATCACAGCGCCCACCATTCTTCCGTCCATTCTTAGCCCGCTGTGGCTATGGTGAGATCGTAGGCCAGCTCAGCAACCCACCAACAGGCGCAAAAAAATATAACCAAGATCACTGCGGGAATAGCCAAAATAAAGAGGATGAGTCTCATGGCAGAATACTAACACGCATCCGCTATCCACAGCTCACCGGGTTGGCAAAAGAAGGAGCTACAATAAAAACAAAAATATATGTCCAACGACACTTTGAAAATCACGGCCGAAGTAGCAGAAGCAATCCGCGCCCGCGTCAAGTCGCTCGACTTTGGCGCAATTGAGAAGATCAAGAAAGCCGACACGAAAAATGGCACGTTCGATGTCATCGTATCGACCGAGGATACCGATCGCTCGGGCGAGATCGTCCGGCAAAACGGATGGGAGCTTTCCAACTACAAGAACAACCCGATCGTTCTGTGGGGCCATGACTACTACTCGCTCCCCGTCGGCGTTTGCACTGAGACATACCTGACCGAAAAGAACGGCGTCCCCGCCCTTGGCGCGCGCGGCGTTTTCCTTTCCGCCGACATCAACCCATTCGCGCAGCAGGTACGCAAGCTCTATGAGTTCGGGCTCGGCAAAGGCGAAGGCGTTGGCTGCACCACGTCAGTCGGTTTCATCCCCAAAGAATTTGACGAACAGGCCCGCAATGTCATCACCAAAGCGGAGCTGCTTGAATTCTCATTCGTGCCGATCCCTGCCAATCAGGGCGTTGGACCGGCAGCCGGTCGCGCGCTCACCTTTGATGAGGCTAAGGAACTTCAGCTCGATGTGACCGCCCTGAAAACCAAAGGTCTCGAATTTACCGAGGTGCAGGAGAAAGAATGCAAAGGCGTTGGCGTCTGTGAAGACGGTGAATGTGATCACGGGCAGAAGGGCAAGAAGGAGGCGCAGGCTGGTGATGCATGTACCACCGATGACGGCAGCCCTGGCGTCCTCACCACAGATCCCAAGGACCCTGACGGCGCGCTCGTATGCCTCCCGCAAGACGAGGATAAGGGCTTCAAGGCCGAAGAGAACCGGGCCTCACAAAAGACGCTCATCAAAGCCCTCCACGAAGAGCACGAACGCCACACCAGCGAGGTTGAGGACGCTTTCGACGACTTCCGCGACAAGGCTGCCGGCGACGGAAAAGCCATGGGCGAGGCACTCAAAGACCTCCGCGCATCCCTCGCCGACGAACACACGATGCATCGCGCCAAAGCTATCGCACTTTTCCGCAGCTTCAATCCAGCCGAAGACAAGGCTTTTAATAAGAAGGAGCACCTCAAAGCCCTACGCGGCGAACACGAGGGCTACGACGAGAAGTGCATGAAAGGCCTCGACGACTTCGAGGAGCGCTGCATGAAAAGCGTGCAGGGCGAGCCTGGCTCAGTCGACGAACATACCGACTGGATCACCGGCCGCATGGATGAGAACCAGAAGGCGCACAAAAAGTCCGTCACGAAGATTGCCAAGGCCATGTGCAAGGACGCCTTCGGTGAAGAGGACCAGGCGGATGAGAAGGTTCTCGCGATATTGAACGAGCATCTCAAGGCCTACGTGCCCGAGGCGCTCCAGAGAGCCGTGTTCCAGAAGGTGGGCGCCCGCATTTCCGCAGCCACGAGAGAAAAGATCGCGGAGATGCATCAACACATGAAAGCTGCAACCGCCATTGCGGAAGACCTCCACGGAGGACTCCGGAATGACGATGGGGAGGAAAGCCGCAGCGACGGTGACGGTAAATTGGCACCGGCGACGGCTCCCAAAAAACAAAGGTCGAGGCCTGCGAAGGATATCCAGAGCGACGAGCTCAATGCTCACTTGCTCTCGAAGGATATTCTGCGCGGGGTTGTTACCGCAGCACAGCGGGGCCTCGAACAACTGAACAAGAAGCCTCAGCAGTAACACTGCGGTAGATAGTTTTCACACTATCTATGACACAAGAAGAAATTAAAGCGATGCACGTCACCGCGTTCGACGAGGTGATGAAAGAGAAGCTTGTTCCGATCATCGACCAGCATTCGATTGCTGCGGCACAGAAGATCGTTAGTGAGCTTCGCATTGAGCGCGCAACCTACGGCAAAGACCGAACGGGTCTCTCTGAGAAGACCAAGAAGGACTTTGTCGCCGCCGCACAAGCTGCGGCCAAGGGCATGTTCAACATCGACACCAAGGCAAATGAGGCCCTGATCGAAGAGCAGGACAATCGCGGAGGCTACCTTGTCTCCCGCGAGATCGCGGACGCCATCGTCCGTATCGCCGCGTCGGTCGGTACCATCATGAGCCAAGCGGCCAAGTGGGAGATGACCAGCGATGAGCTCGGTATCCCCAACTACACCGGATCGTTCCTTAAAGGAGCGTACCTCGGCGTTGACGCACCGGGCACTGTCACTGGCATTGCCTTCGGACAGGCCCAGCTCATCGCCAAGAAGTGGCAGCTCGCGTTCGTGGTCGGCAACGACCTCCTCGCGGATGCCTCGGTCAATGTCGCGGACTGGCTCCTTGCCCTCGGTGGCGAGGCGCTCGCGAACATGATCGACTACCAAGGCTTCGTTGGCGGGTCCAATTCGGGCGATCCGTTCTTGGGCATCCTCAACATGCCCTCGACGGCGACTGTCGACGAGACCGGCACGAAGGTTACGTCCTACGTGCTGGGATCAGGTCAGACGACGTTCGCGAGCTACAAGCTCATGGACGACAGCTCAGCCATGATCGGCGACCTCGAAGAGAGCATCCTCGATGGCGCGGCGTTCTACATGAACCGCACCGTCTGGGCGAAGCTCCGGGTCGAGAAGGACGGCAACGGGAATTACATCCTGCCGTTCGCAGGCCTCGCGCGTCCGGAGCCCGCGGTCGAGAACCATGCGGGCGGCGGCCCTATCAAGCCTGCGGGCGAGATATTGGGCTACCCGGTGTACACCAACCGCTGGCTTCCGGCAGTCGGTGCATCGAACGTCAACGGCTTCTCGGACACGACGAACACCAACTTCCTTGTCTTCGGCAATATGCGAGCTTTCGCATTCGGTGACAAAGGAGAGATGCGCGTCGGCCAGTTCGAGTCGGGCAGCTTTGGCGGCAAGGAGATCGCGTTGGCGGACCAGCGCGGCATTGTCTACAAGCATCGCCACGCTCTGACGCTCACGCTTCCACGCGCAATGGTGGTCGCCAAGACCGCTGGGTCGTAGTTCTCCACATCCTAAGCGTTTTCTTGTGGACTCCATTCCTCATGTCCACAGGGTTTAGGAGTTCGATTACTCGATAACATCTTTACGCCATGGACAACGAATCAAACGTTGACGCTGGCAGCAACAACTCCGGCGAAAGCGTCGTTGACACTACCAACACCGAGAAATCGGATACCGTAGCCGACACGACCAACGCGGGAGATGCTGTCGAGCAAAAGGCCGGAGATGCGTGCACCTGCCCTGACGGGAGACCGGGCACGCTCCACGACCAGGACGGCACCCTCGTGTGCCTCGCAAATCAGGGCTAGTTATCACGCCACGCGGTCGCCCGCCGCAGCCACCGGATCGACGGTGGCAACGTGGCAAATCCAACCACTCATATGCGTTTAAATCCATATGATGACGTGATGGTACAGCCGTCAACCGTCAGCTCCGTAGCGATCCAATCGCTCACCGGCAGCTCGGCGGTCAACGGCGATGGCGTTGATACCGCGCAGGGAGCCCTTATGGGCGGCGCTGAATCAATCATGGTTCACGTCCGCGCGGAGATTGCCTCGGGTTCACCGAGCGCTGCTACCGTCGCTTGGGCTCTTCAGGAGTCCAATGACAACGGCAGTACCGATTCGTACGCGGCAGCGAACGACAACACCGGCACTGCGATCGGCGGGACGCTCAACGTCCACACGACCGCGCAGGACGCGTACGCTCGTATTGAAGGTATCAACCTTCAAAACACGGGCTTGTCGGCGGCGCCCAAAGGCGGCCGCAAGCGCTGGCTGCGCATCGTGCTCACGCCCGCGTTCACCAGCGGCACCTCGCCTGCCATTCTCACCGTCGCCGAGTTCATCGGCGCGCCCGGCAACGGTGTTCAGCTCCCTGTGCGCACGGCAGTCTCGAATACCTAGTATTCTCGCTTTGCTCATGCCACGCGTGAGCGGCGACGAGGACGCTACCTCGATGTATGGAGCAAGTTTCACCGTTTGCATTGACGACGCTTCAGCGGGTTAAAGACCTGCTTTTTGACCCTAACCTTACGATTACTGTCACAGGCACAACCGCCAACGCCTCTCCGACTGTTACGAGTGCGAGCTTCCAAGCCGGGAAGACAGTGCGCGTGGGCCAGGTCATAAGCGGTACGGGCATTCCGAGCGGTACCACGGTCTTGGCCTTCACGAGCAACTCACTGACGCTCTCTCAAAATGCAACTGCGGACGGTACAGGCGTGTCACTCGCCATCATCGATCAGCCCGTCGCGTTCGACGCGGTGCTCACGCGGATGATAAATTCGGTCTCAAACTACATCGGCAATGAGTGTGGGCGTCCCACCGGCTTCGTTCAGCAAACATACGTCAATGATACCTATTCGATAGACACGCCACGCCAAAGTTTCCTCGTTCTCCGAAACACGCCCGTTTTCTCGCTCACAAGCCTTCAGTGGCGTGCGGGTACACCCACCAACCCGAGCTGGACCGATTTCATCGCCGACCAGTACGAGCTGGTGAACCCCCGCACCGATCCGATCACCGGACAGGTCTGGTATCCCTCCGGCATGGTGCGCATTTACGGCGTTCTGCCGCGCATCTACAGCAATATGATCCGGGCTACCTATGTCGCGGGCTATCCGGTCAACTGGGCCAACGCAGGCGACCACAACACGCATCTTCTTCCTGACGATCTAACCGCGATGGCTGAAAATCTGACGGTGCGGCGCTTCAAAAAACGCCAACTCGGCGGCAAGAGCGCGGAGGGTCTGTCAGGCGCGACCGAGACCTGGCGCAATGAAATCGACGCCGAAGACATCGACGTTATCAACCAGTACAAAGACGTGCACTTTTAAATGACGTGAATTTCAACGTACAAATCGTCGGCCTGAGTGCTCTTATCGAAAAGCTTCAACAAGCGCCCTCTATCGCTGCGCCAATTTTGCAGCGCGCGCTTTCCGCATCTCAGGCAATTCTCGCAAAGTACACTACGAAGGATACGGTGCCATGGCGCACCGGCTTCCTAGCCCAGACATTCCGCGCCCAGCTCACGACCGGTGTGCTCCGCTGGTTTCCCACCGCGAGCTACGCGCCCTACGTGGAGTTTGGCACCAAGCCGCACACAATCCTGCCCCGCGACGCAAAGGCGCTCTACTGGCCGGGCGCTGAGCATCCCGTGAAGCGCGTCAATCATCCAGGCACGCGCGCTAACCAATTCATGGAGCGCATCATTGCAGCTTCACAAGATGACATCGATGAGGCTTTCGGAACGGCCTTGTCGCAGATTGTCGCTCAACTCGCCGCGCAATAAGGAGATATGCCCACTGACCTCGCAAAACCACTGAAGGAACAGATACTCGTAAATCTACAGGCGCTCGCCGCGGCTGGCAGCATTAACTCGTACTACTCCCTCGATGCCAACCCAAACCCGCTTAGTGTCGAGCCCACTGGCGGCTACCCGTTCGCTATCGTCGGCATGCCGCGCGTCGCAAGCGACTACGAAGATCAAGCGACAAACAAGCGCACATATCGCTTCGATCTTCTCTTCGTCCTCGATCCAACGGCACTCCAAAATCCTGACACTGATGTGGAGCACTTGGTCGACGCAATTCTGAACCAATTCGACAACAATTTCACGCTTGCGGGAAATGCGACGGCTACGGTTCTGCCGGCCGAGATTGAAAGCGTGCCCGTATCCACAGGAGACAAGGCACTTCTTTGTGTGGTGGTAACATTGAAATGTCAGACACTTTACGAGTGGTCAAATTCTAATCCATGAGCCTCGATCAGCCAGACAAAAACAAAATGATGACCGCTCCTCCCGCCAAGAAGGAGTTTCATTTCGCGGGAACGCTCGAACATTTTGCGGAGGTCGTTTACGCCGCAACTATCGAGGAGGCGGAAGCTATCTATCACCGCATTAAGCGTCCCACCGGCACAATCATCGGCACAGCTCCCCGCTCCGAGCAATCCACAGCTGCCGTTGACGAGGAGATTAAGCAGTAAACTACATCTATATGTCTGCGCAAAAAGGTATCGGGCGTCTCATCCAGATCGGCCTCGCAAAAGAGAGCGCCCGCGGCGTCGCACAGTCCTCAGCCTCATATTGGAATCCTTGGTCCGATCTCACACTCGACGAGAAGAAGGAGTTTGTCGCCGACGAGCAGAGTTACGGCATCATTGAGGACAACGTCGGCCTGACGCAGACGAAGAAATGGGCGCAAGGATCTCTGGCTGGCAACGTTGCTGACCAAACCATCGGTCTTATCCTCTATTCGCTTTTTGGCGGCTACACAGTTACCGGCTCCGGCCCGTACACCCACACCTTCAGCATCGCTGAAAGCGCCCAGCATCAGAGCCTCACACTCTTCAAGCACGACCCGCTTGCGGCGGTCGACTACTCGTATGCTAACGGCATCGTTGAGAAGCTTGAGCTTTCGATGGAGCTCAAGAAGTTCATTGCCTTCACCGCATCGCTCATGGCGCAGAGTGGAGTCTCGCAATCGAACTTCTCGCCGTCCACCACCTCGGAAAACCGCTTCGTTCCCCAGTATCTCGCGGCCAAATTCGCTCTCAACTATGCCGGCCTCCAAGGGACGCTGACGGCGACCGGCACCGCCTCCAGCACCGTCCACGTCACGTCGTGCAGCATCAATCCGCAGACGAACCTTAAAGTTGGAATGACCGTCACGGGCACGAATATCCCGGCCAATACGACGGTCGCGAAGATTGTGTCATCGTCCGCATACGACCTCTCGCAGGCTACCACCGGTGCCATTGGCACGCAGACCTTCGGTCCTGTCGCTATCGCCCTCAAAAGCGCAAAGGTGACCATCAATCAAAACGTTGAGGCACAAGACGTGCTCGGCAGCTTGTCGCCCGCGGACTTTCTGAATAAGGAGTTTTCTGTCGAGGGGACATTCGAGGCGATCTTGCAGAACGAAAGCGACTTCAAGACCCAGTTCATGGGGCCGACGCCGCTATCGGTGCGCCTCGACTTGCTTAACAGCGATGTCAGCAATTCAGAACTCTACCTCGACATGCCGAAAGTAACCCTGCAAGAGTACGGCACACCGTACAAAGTCAAAGACCTCGTTTATCAGAACGTGAAATTCAAGGCCTCATATTCCATCAGCGATACTCTGCTCGCGAAGATGGTGCTCACCAACTCCGTCACCACCTACTAATTTGACAACCTGTCTGTGGTTGTCGTCTAATTCGTTGTCTACTTGTGCGCGTATACGCCACCGTGTACGATGTTGGCAGGTCGATTTATTTGTTCATTTCTCACTACCATATGGCTTTAGTTCGTCTCCTCTCCTGGGTCACCAAGGCCCAAAAGGCGAAAGTTCGCAAACTCGCTAAGGACGCTAAAAAAGCCGATCCCAAAGCGACGGATAGTTCAATTATCAGACGTGCGATAGACAATTTATAAGTATGAAAACGTTTGCGTTCGCTCTTGTGCTTACGCTCGTCTTCCCAATCTCAGCGCTCGCCGCGCCAGTAGGCTGGAAGGACGCATCGTCGTGCGTCATTCCTCCGGATCACGGGGTCTGGTCGGCCGACGGCTCAACGTTGGTTGGCTGCATCACTGATGAAGCATGGCAGGCCGCCGCCCAGGCAGCCGCGGCGCGCAGTGATGCAAATCTGCCCATCGCGGCGGCCGGTTCGATCATCACCGACGAAATGGGTATCGAGTATCAGTGCCCGTATTTCTACATCCTCGGGTGCTATGACCTCACCCGCACGAGCACATACCGCTCCTCAATGGAGCAAGCGGCCGAGCAGCTCATCGCGCAGGGTTATACCCCTCAGACGCTGCCGCGCATGGCAGGATGGATGCGCTTGGTTCAGTAGCGTCAAGCATCAACTCTGCGCCCTATCGGGGCGCGGGGATTGGCTCTCGATGCTATTCACACCGCCGTCGCCTTCAGGCTGTCGCGCCGCGGTACAATGAGCTCATGAATAGAGAAACAAAGGAGTTCACCACGCCGGGCGGACGCAAAGTCGTTTTACACGCATATCTCACCGGCCGCGAAGCCGCTGACATCAAGAGCACAATGCTTTCATCCCTCAGGATGAGCATGACCGATCTTGAGAACAAGAAGGTAGACATGGGCGGCATATCCGGCGCCGTGCTCGTTGAGCAAGAAAAGAAAACGCTCGGCTATTTGCTGGTTTCAGTTGACGGAGATTCCAGCACGCCTGTCGACAGGCTGCTCGATCTTCCATCAACCGAGTACGACGCGGTACTCACCGAAGTCGAAAAAATCAAAAACCCTACGAAGCCGGGGAATTAAAGGCGGCCTGGAGCCGCCACTTCCGAACCGGCGTCATAGAATTCGAGGATCAATTAGCCGCCATTTTGTGCCGCGAGATGAAATGGCGATACGAGGATTATTTGAATCAGCCCACATGGTTTATTTCCATGCTCTTGGAGCTGCTTCGTGCGGAAGGGAACGAACTCAGCCGCCGCAATTCACATTGAGAAAGGGCGGAGGACCGGTCGGGTACAATAGCCGTATATGTCCGACACGCAATTGCAGATCGTCCTTTCTCTCATTGATAACGCCTCCGCTCAGCTCCAGGAGGCGCAAGGCGCATTTGCGAACCTCGGACAAGCAGGCAGCGACGCCGCAGCACAAATAACCGACGCTCTCACGCCCGCCGAAGAAGCAGTGGTCGCGCAAGCGCAGGCGGTATTCGACGCGTGGGCAGGGACCAACGACAACATAGTGGAGAGCGCCGATTCAGCTGTTAGCGAGGTGGAGGATGCCTGGGCGGCCCTCCCGACCGCCGTGCAAGCCCCCATGGATGCTCTCGCACAGCAGATGCAGACGGAAATGCAGCAAATAGCAGTTGAAGCGCAGGCTGCCGGCGAAGAGTGGGCGCAAGGCTTGGTACCCGCCGCGACAAAAGCCGGTGAGGAGGCCGGAACGGCCGCAGCTGAAGGCTTTGGCGGCTACTTCAAGAAAATGATAATTGGGTACGGGCTGGAACAAGTCGGTTCGTTTCTCTCCGGCGGCATAGACTCGGCAGTAGCGGCCGCTGCGCAGAGCCAGGATAAGATATCTACCCTCACTGCGCAGATACAACAGCAGCAAGCATCCATCGCAGAAAATGAGGCCGCTTTGCAGCGGTGGAGCGGCACCACCACGCAGGTCAACGCCGCACACCAAAAGGCTGCCGCGAACATCGACGCTGAAAAGGCAAAGATAACGGAGCTCACCCAACAGCTTGCGCCACTCACGCAAGCCCAACAAGGATTGCCGGGACAGATTCAAAGTATAGAAAATGCGATTTTGGGCTGGGTAGGCGCCCACAAGCAGCTTGAGACTTCGCTTCAAACATTCATGACGACGCTCGGGCCGATGCTTACGTTTATAGGCGCGGCCTTAATTGTTATCACCCTACTCAGTGTTGCTCTCTCCGTTCTCGATGGTCCGCTGCTTATTTTGCTCGGCGTGGCTGCGGCCATAGCCGTTCTCACAGGCATATGGGAGACCTTCCACACTCAGATCACCAATTTTTTAGACGACCTGAACGCCAAGACCGGGATCGTCGATCTTTTCAGAGTAGCATGGCAGAGCATCTCAGATAATTTCAACGACAACCTCAAGCCGGCACTTGAACAACTCTGGAAGGCTTTGCAGCCGCTTACACCATATTTGGAAGCCATGGCCGAAGTTGTCGGCGCAACGCTGCTGGGCGCCATTGTATTGCTCACCGACGCGCTCACCATAGCGATCAACGTCTTTACCGGCATACTCACGATCGCCACCAAGGTGGCCACCTTTTTCACCGACGTACTGGTTGTGGCTATCAATGCCGTAAAGACCGCCATTGAAGCTGTCATCACTGCGGTTAGCAAAGTTGGCAGTGTAGGCGGGGCGATAGGCGGTGCGATCAGCAGCACACTTGCACATATTCCAGGCTTCGCCACCGGCGGCATCGTCACCGGTCCAACGCTCGCCATGGTCGGCGAAGCCGGACCTGAAGCCATTATTCCGCTGTCGGCTTTTGCGGGAGGCAGTTCGCTTGCGGGAGCGGGCGGCATTGGCGGTGGAGCGGGCATTCAGGTTTTCATTCAGGGCGGCACGTACCTCGATCAGAATGGCGCAACAACAATCGCCAACGCACTTGCGCGTCAAATCCAGATGCAGATCAAGTTACGCAATTTCGCTTAATGTATGCCTGCATCTTCTATTACCGTCCTCGATGGCGAAAATGACATAACGTCGCTCATCGAGTTTGACAGCACCTTCAATATTCAGAGCGTGCTGACGAAAGAGAAAGGTCAGTTCACGTTCAATATAAAAGCTCCGCAGGCACCTACGCTGCCCGCGCATATGCCTCAGATCACGGACACGATCAGCGTCTACTATACGATCAACGACAACACGCAGCTCATTTTCGGCGGGACCGTCGTCACCATCGAGCCGATCGTCTCCGGTGGGGTATTGCTGCTCTACCAAATCACCGTCGCGGATTGGGGCTTTCTCTTCGACTCAAAGGTGGTGAAAGCAAACTACGCGGGCATGGACCCGCAAGATATCGTCAAGGACCTCGTATCGAATTTCTGCCCCGGCTTCACCACAAACCATGTCCAGAAAGGCAACTTTCTCGTTTCAACGGTTCAATTCAACTATCAGTTTCCGACCAAGTGTCTTGAGGCGCTTGCCAAGCAAATCGGTTGGGACTGGTACATCGGCCCCGACAAAGACGTGCACTTCTATTTTGCGGAGGGTAATCCGGCAGGCAGCTCGGAAATCTCACTTGCGCCCTTCGACATCGACGATACGAGCGGAAACATCGAATGGCGGACGCTCGATGTGCAGGTCGACATCAGCAACATGAAAAATAGCGTGTACGTCGTCGGCGGGACGTACGCGAAGAATTTCGTACTTGACCCTGACTCTATGGCGACACCGCCGCAGTATGCGCCGGTTGACGTGTACACGTCCGTCGCCGGCACGTTCGTCTATCCGCTCGCCTATCCCTATGACGCGAGCACGCTGACGATAACGCTCGGCGGCGTTGGGCAGGCCATCGGAACCGACCAGCAGACCGATCCCACGACAGTTCAGGTGCTCTACAACGAAACGGGCCGCTTCATCCGCTTTACGACCGATCCAGGTGACGGCAACCAGATCATCGTCCAAGGCCAGGCCAAAATCCCTATCCTCGCCCACGTCTCGGACGCCAGCTCCATCAACGCCTACGGCGAACTTCAGGACGCTATTCTGGATTCCAATATTTTGAGCATTCAGGAGGCGCAGGAGCGCGCCCAGGCCGACATAGATATGTTCGGCGATCCGGTCTACTTGGTGAAATTCACCACCATTTCTCCCCTGTCCAATCTGCTTTTCATCGGCCAGCAGATCACGCTCAACTCCGCTAAATTCGGGGTTTCGGACAAGACGCTGGTCGTTAAGCAGATCAATTGCGTGGCGCGCACGCCCACTCAACTTGAATACCAAGTGCAATGCCTTGGCTCGGATAACGTGACCTTCAACGACATTATGCTCACGCTGCTTCAGCAGAACCTCGGTGTAACATCGACGCCCGACTCTGCGGTGTTGCAAGTACTGCTATCACTCGATGAAGCGCTTGAGCTTACCGACACCGTTTCGATTAGCGCCGCGTCAGGTCCTTACGCATGGGGACCGTTGTCTGCCGCTGTAGAGAATGTCGAGGGCGCCGAGATGTATGGGTCCTTTGGATTCGGGTCCGTGGCGATAGGAGGCGGGCTGCCCTATGCAGATGATGCCGCCGCGACTACCCAGCCCACGGGACGCTGGGGATTCTTTACTTGGCACTAGGTGCTAAACTTTCGGTATGAACTCTACGGCGCGGGACGGAATTTCGATCTCGGGCACAATCAAAATCAACACATACCGCGCCGGCATGGTGCAGGCTGCTGCGCCTTATCTCAAGTTGATTTCACACCTCAAAGAGCGTCTCGCCAGCGGCGGGCCTCGTGCTAGCTCAGAGCTCTGGATACGCCGGTATATCGGATCTGTTGAGGCGATAAAACGACTGCACTTCATTAAAACCGCCGTTGTCTGTCCAAACCTCGTCATGGACAGTCCGAACTACGGCATCGACCTTGTCATTCAGCGCCTCGTCGGCGTGAACACTTACAGCCTCAATATCCTCTACGGCGAGATCGGGACCGGCGCGACAGCACCGACACTTGCCGATACCGCTCTAACGACTCCCACAAATCGAGCCAGCGTTGGCTTTCAACAGAACTACGGCTCTACCGACGCGATCTTTCAATTCTTCTTTTCCGACTCTCAGCTTGCCAACCAAACCTACAGCGAATTTGGCACCTTCGTTGACGGAAACACAACGATCGGAAGCGGCCAACTCTTCAATCATTCCTTGCTCTCGCCAACCTACCAAAAAGTGTCGGGTCAAGACACAACGGTCGAAGTCGACTTCGCCATCGCCAACTCCTAGATATCAACAGCGAGCAGTACACGACGATATAATGGCGCTATATGCGCAGTTACTCAGTCGTGGCGGGCGAAAATGCCCTTGCTCAGCAATTTATTAATCTCAGGCACGATGCGCGCGGCGGCAGTTTCCTTCTCCCGCACCAGCAGCTTGGAGCCTTGGCGCTCGGCACTGAACCCGCCGATGGCGACACAATCACCTTCGCCATCAATGGCAATAATGTTGTCCTTACCGCTAAGACCACCCTCGGCACTACGCCAGGCCAAGTTCTGATCGGTGGAAGCGCCGCAGCTTTTGCTGCCAACGTCCTCTCTCTTCTAAACCAGCCGCAGACAACCAGCTCAACTGGCGTCGCCCTTTCGACAGCGAATCAACAGCTTGTTTCTTATCTCAATTGGGCGCTGTCAGGGACGACGATCACGTCGGGCAGCAATAACACGTCGCTGTACGCACCCCTTTCGAGCTTTAGCGCTTCAACGACTACCTCGGGCAATTCATGGACGGGACAAACCATGGAGCTCTACGTCGAGCCCGGTGTCGTTTATGTCAATGGCACGCGCGTGATCTTTAGCGGCGGCAGTTCGCCAACGATCACCGCTCCAACCTCGCATCCGCGTATCGATCTTCTCACAATTGACAACACCGGCACGCTGGCGGTCACTGCCGGCACAGAGAACGCATCGCCGTCAGCGCCGACTTATCCTGCCGACAAAGTTGTCTTGTGTGAGATTTACAATGTCGTGGGCGAGACAGCGATTTATGACAATGAAAATCAGCAAAGCGGTGAAGGCTATGTCTATCACGATGTGCGGCCGTTCCTCGGTCTGCAATTCAACCCAGCGGCGATAACCGACACGCTTCTGCCCGCATCTGCCGGTGCATATGACATCGGCAGTGTGAGCGTCCCTTGGGGTAATATCTATACCGACAACCTTTTCGTAAACGGCGCGTCACCCGGCCTCGCGCGATTTGGCGGCGACGGCAGCGACGGCGCACTTTCGATTACCTCGGGCACCACCACGATCAACTGCGGCGGTGCCAATCTTGTTGTCAAAAACTACTCAAGCATCAGCATCACAGGAACCGGGAAACTCGCCTTCTCGAATACCGCATCCAATGGCACCTTCGTCATCCTTCGCTCACAAGGCGGAGTGACGCTTACTTCCTCTACCGCGCCGATGATTGACTGCTCGGCACTCGGTGCAGCGGCCGGCTCGGCAGGAACGGCGGGCACTAACGGATTTGCATTCTTCGGCACTCCAGCTTCGGGAGCGGCCGGAAGCACCGCCACGGGAGGCAACGGCGGTACTGGACCCGGCTCCGTTCTGCTTCAAACACTCATGCTCTATACGCGGTTCTTCCGCGTATTTACGGGCGCCGGTGGAGCGGGCGGCGCTGCGGGACATAACGGCAGCAACGACGGTGCTGGTGGTGCCGGTGGAGCGGGAGGCGGCTCGCTCATTATCGAATGCGGCGGCTCGCTCAATTTCACCACCTCAGGCGGCATCTCAGTCGCTGGTCAAAACGGTTCGACCGGCGGCACAGGTACCTCGTCGGGCGGAGGAGGCGGTGGTGGAGGCGGTGGCGCGGGTGGCTCTTGCTTCATCCTCTACAACTCACTCACGGCCGCTTCGGGCTCGATTACGGTCTCGGGCGGCACAGGAGGACAAGGTGGCACTGCTGCGGGAGGTTCTGGCGCTGCTGGAGGTTCGGGCGGCAGCGGCCAATCAGGCAGTGGCTCGGGCGGCAATGGCGGAACGACCGGCGGAGGTGGTGCCGGTGGTGGCGGTGGCGGTGGTGGCGGCTCCGATGCCGGCATGACAAACGGCAGCAGCGGATCGAACGCACTCGGCACACCGGGCAGCGGCGGAGGCGGCGGCGCTTCCGGCTATCAAGCGATCATAAAAAACACGTTCTTCTCATGACGCCCGACGAAATTCAAAAATGCATACACGACGGCATAGCGCGAGGCCTCGCTGACCAGTTACCCGCAGCAGTCTCCGCTGCCGTCAACACGGCGGTTAATGGCAAGATCACAAAGCTCGCTAACGACGTTGCGCCTCTCGTGAACGTCTACAACAGTTATTTATCCTGGAAGAAAGGCGCTCTCATTTGGATTGGCGTTCTACTTGCCCTTGGCGGATTCATCCAAGCGATGCAGGCCATCTACGGCATCATCTCAAACTACTTCACCATCAATCTCCGCTGAACGCGGGTGGATAACCGGATGAGCTCGCCGATTCGGGCCGTACAATGAAAGCATGCCCAAGCAACTAGGCGTGCTACCGGATACCCGTACGCCCGAGCAAAAAGAATTCGATATCCTCCGCAACGAAGTCGCATCTGGCGAGTCGGCCACTGCCACGTATGTGAGCCCAGACGCGGCGAAAAGCTACGTCCGGAAATTTCCGATCGACGATCAATTTCAAACCAGTTCATGTGTCGCGCACGGCAAAGTGCTGGCGGCCAGTATTTTTATGTACATGAGCGATATCACGCCGAGCTTCGTGCAGCTCTCTTCCATGTTTCTCTACCGCAATCGAAGCAACTATCCCGAAGCCGGCATGATACCCGCGAGCGCCGATACGCAGTTTGAGCAAGCCGGCGCACCGCCCTATGCCGACATCCCGACGCCGCAGACCGAGGAAGAAGCCAACGCCCTGCCAACTCCTGATGCCGCGACCACGCAAGCCGCTAAGCTCTTTGCCGGGTTGCGCTGGGTAACGCTTGTCGATCCGACCGACTTTGAGACTATCGCTTACGTCTCCAACAACGAAAGCACTCCACTAAATATTCTGATCTACGCGACTGAGCAGGAATGGTCGCAACCGACTGTGGAAATACTCAGCCAGGGCTTGCAGCAGAGTGATCCGAGTGCCGTGATCCGCCACTGTGTCACGGTCTTGCCGAACTCCGCCTACGTTCTCAACGGGAAGGGATACGTAGTCATCCAAGACTCGGTCGGTTACGGAGACACCTACTTCCGCGCCGTGAGCGAGGACTTTATCAAAGCGCGCTGCTACGAGTGCGCTTATCCGATCTCATTCGACAACACGCCCGTCCTCACTCGACCGACATACACCTTTAATACCGATCTCACCGTCGGATCGACCGGGCCGGACGTAGTCGCACTCCAGCAAATTCTTCAGTACTTAGGATATTTACCGAACGTCCTCAACGACACGCCGTTCGCGCCAACGGGCACCTATGCCGGACTCACCAAAGCCGCCGTCCTGCAACTCCAAAACGAATACGCGGCCGAGATACTGACGCCGGCAGGGCTCACCGTTGGGACCGGGTATTGCGGCGCCTCGACGCGCGCGTTCCTTAATAAGCTCTTCGGTTAGTTATCCCCACGTTGCCAACACCCCTGCGCGAGCATGGGTACAATTGAGTCATGAACCAGATGTTGCTAGGAGCATTGCGTGCAATCGGTGCGCTCGTTTTCTTTACGGTAGCAACGGCGTTCGTCGGCATAATTCCCGACGTTCTTACCCAGCTACCGTTGGTTGGCTCGTTCGTCACCCCCGCGATATCGGCAGGTCTTACCGCTCTAGCGCTCGGCTACGAGCACAAGCTGGCGGTCTCGTGGGGTTACAATCTCCCCGCTGGTTCTACTCAGGAATAGCATCGGTGTAGCGCGCGCGTGCGCGTCGAACCGTGAGACACTCTGAATTCCCGTTCGTTCTCGGCTTATCACCAATCTCTTTTTAGTCGTTCTTGCCCTCGGCTTCGGGCAGCCAACGCCAGCAATGGCGGATACAATCGCGCCGCTTCAATATTCAACCAGCACGGCGCCGCTTATAATTGAGGCTTATGCAGCTCACTACGGAATTGCAGCTCAGCCTCTTATTGATACTCTGCGTTGCGAGTCTGGCTTTGATAGCAACGCTGTCGGCGATCACGGTACTAGTTTTGGCGTTGCCCAAATTCATTTGCCTGCGCATCCTGATGTTACTGAGGCAGAAGCATTAGACCCATTCTTCTCCATTGATTTCGCCGCAAGTGAATTTGCAGCCGGCCACCCCGACGAATGGACCTGCTTCAGGCGCTTAGATAAACCGAACCGAGTGAGCGACCTCCTTATTCGGAGATGAGCGCGTAAATCCAAAGGCATGAACCGAGCGCTGCATCGATCGGGCGATTGCTCCAAGTCGCGTTCCTTACGTCGCCGCCGCCGGTCGTGAGTCCAAATTTATACGAAGCCGTGAAGTTTTCGCGTCTTACCGAAAACTTACCGATGCCTGTGTGCGGATTGCTGGAAAAGTGAACTAGCCGATGATTTTCGTAATCGAACAGGCCAATGCTGTACTGGCCCGGAAACATGGCTAATGCCCCGGATTTCAGGCCGTCAATCGCTTGCTCCGAAAGCAGAAGAGCCGTTGTTCCGGCGACGATTGGAGCGCTGTCAATCAGGTGCGTATCTCCCGATGCGGCGCTGAGCGGAAGAACCCAAAGCAAAAACTGCTCAGGAAGCAGTTTTGCCTCTTCATCGCAGGCGTTCATGGATAGTGTAACGGTACGGATGAGCATTTCTGTCGCTACACGTTTTTTGTCCACCTCCGCTCGCTTTTCGGCGTCAGCCGCGGCGGATGCGTCCAGCTCGGCCTGTCGCTGCCGCGCTTCTTCCTCTGCTGCGGCTCGCCGCTGGGCATCTTCCGTTGCCTTTTCCTCTGCTTGACGCCGCGCTGCTTCGGCTTTCGCTCTCTTTGCCGCCGCTTCGGCCCGGCGCCTTTCCTGGGCCTGATATTCAAACACAATGTCTCTCGTGATCGGATGCAACTGTTCACCGGTTACCGGATGAAAGCCCGGCGCATCGAATAGTTCGATCTCTTTGTTGGGCGCTCGATAATACCAAGCGAGTGCAAAACCATTTCCGCTAAAGAAGCGGAAGTCAGGGTTATAGGTGACGTGCTTGGGTTCGCTGCTTTGATGTTGTAACGCATACTGGCGGCAAATCTCCGGCGAAGCCTTTTTCTTTTCATTTCCCGCTCTGTCAAAACCGCCGTTATCGAACAGTAAGATCCTTCCTTCGGCGGTTTCAACGAACCATTTGTCTGTCGTGCCGTCCTGCCGCATGCACACATCCGAGGCGAGAATTGCACGCGCAAGAGGCATTGGGATGTAATATATACAGAGACCCAAAAAAGTGGCGATCGCCCACCTCACATCCGCTTTCCGGACGAATAAACGCAAGGAGAAGTCGGGAATAAGTACGCAGACAACGACCCATAAAGCCCATAGTACGGTCGCAAGTACTGCCGACCAATTCTTGGGTAGATTCACTTCATTCTGGAAAAACTCTTGAAGCGGCTGGTACCCGTAAAAGAGTTCATGCAGGGCAACGCCACGCCAAGCGACTAAAAATGCAGAGAAGCCGATACCTGCAAGAACTACGACCACCAACACAAACTTGCCCAAGCCACCCCCAGAATCACGCAT